GCAGGACGTGGTGAACATTGGTGAACATCCAGCAGGAGCAGTTCCAGATCCTGGCATCCCTTGCCGAGAAGATGCCGCCCGGGGCGATCCCCTTCGATGTCATCGTCGATATGTCGCAGCTCCGCAGCGATGTGAAGAAGCGCGTCATGGACAAACTCTCTGGCAGCGATAACCCGCAAGCCGCGCAAGCCGCTCAACAGCAGCAGGCGATGCAGCAACAGATGATGCAGTTGGAAGGCCGGCTGAAAGATGCCGAGGCGAGTCTCAAGATCGCACAGGTCGGTAAGACTGTCGCTGAGACGCAGAAGATTCGCGAAGACACCGCAGGCGCGCATATCAATGCGGCCGCGAGCTTCCTCACCGCGGCCCAGCCGCAACAAGTTTCAGATCAGTCGCTGCAAACCGGCTGATCGATCGATTTAAGCGCCGCCTGCTTTCAAAGGGCGTTTTCCTATTCAAACCGCCGCCGGGTTCATTCGGGCGTTCTCACGGAGTGATGTATGGGACTTGAAAGTCTGTCTGATATTTTAAAAGGCCCCTCGAGCGCACCAGAGCCGGTTGCAGAACCGGCAGACGCAAAACCCGCAGAGCCGGTTGCAACCGCCGCTGCGCCCGCGACGCCGTCCGTCGTGAAGGATGAAGCATCGGCAGATCCTGCCGAAAAGCCGACTCAGCGCAACGAGAAAGGCCAGTTCGTCAAAAGTGAAAGTGAGCCAGAGAAACCGGCTGTCACCCGCGAGGTGGCAGGCCAGATCGATGAGCGAAAGAAGCGCCAGGCTGCGGAAGCCGAGCTTCGCGAGCTACGACAAGCATCTGCAAAGCAGGCTGAAACCCCGAAAGTCTCGGTGTTTGAGAATGAAGATCAGGCGCTATCGAACGCTACGCGCAGGGAGATGAGTCCAATCACACAACGATTGGTCGATCAGTCTCTGCGTATCGCGAAATTGACCTTTGGCGATGAATTCGACCGGTCCCTGTCCGCATTCAATGCGGAAGCACGGAAAAATCCCGGCCTGATTCAGCAGATGGAGAACGCATCAGACCCCGGACAGTTCGTGTTCGATGCCGGGTACTGGTTCTCCGAGATGGAACCGCATGGCGGGTCTCTCTCCAGGCGCGATGAAGCAAAGTTCGGTGAATTCAAGACTCAGGTGGCTGAGCGCGATAACCGGATCAAAGCGCTTGAATCTGAACTTCAACTGGCGAAGAAATCACAGGCAGAACTCGAAGCTGTTCCGACATCGCTCAACCGGCAGGCATCCGCAGGACTCTCGCGTGGCGAGAGCACCGATGCAGATGATCTGCGCTCGATCGTTCGATTCGGTAACAACACCCGCTGACAGCTCATTCTTTTCGGATGAATCAGACCGCCCTTGAGGCGGTTTTTTATGCCTGAAAGACAGCTCTCAGCTCATTAGGAGCTTATTTCAATGGCAGTGACTACTGTCCCGACCAACAGTCGGGTCATCAAGTGGGAAAACACGTTTTTCCGCGAATACATCCGCGCAAACCGCTTTTCCAAATACATGGGAGCTGACGAAAGCTCTCCCATCCAAATCAACGAGGACCTGACGAAGAGTATCGGGGAAACGATCAACTTCGAATTGGTCAACCGGCTCACTGGCAACGCGAACACGGCCACCGGCGCGGTCGCTGGCGTCGTTTCCGGCATCACCGGCTACAACACGCTGGAAGGTAATGAGGAGGCCATGGGCATCCGCAACTTCCGGGTGAAGGTTGATCGCACCCGCTGGGCGGTCGTGCACGACAAGCTCGATGAGCAATTCTCAGCCATCGATCTCGTCGAAGCGAAGAACGCAACGCTTCAGGACCACGCCAAGGAGAACATCCGCGATCGCATCGTGCTTGCGCTGAACTCCATCTCGACCGATGGAGCAGTGCATCAGGCCTACGCCTCGGCCAGTTCCACGGATCGCAACAGTTGGCTCGTCAACAACCAGGACCGCGTGATCTTTGGTGTGAATGCCGGCACGGGCTACACGGTGCATGCCACTGGGATCAGTGCGTGCGATACGACCAACGACATTCTGAACTTGACCGTTCTTCAGCTGCTGAAGGACACGGCGAAATCGGCCAATCCGAAGATTCGCCCGATCAAGGTGAATGACGAGGAAGAGTGGTACGTCGTGTTCTGCGGCACTCGCGCGTTTCGTGCAGCGCAAACGGCCCTCACCGCCATCAACACCGCGGCACTGACGGCGAATGCGGCCAAGGACAACCCGCTCTACACCTCGGGCGACATGATCTATGACGGCATGATCATCCGCGAAGTTCCGGAGATCGGCATTCTGTCGGGAACCCCGGGCGCAAGTGGCACGACATCGGTGGCACCAGTGTTTCTGTGCGGGACGCAGGCGGTCGCCTACGGTATCGCACAGCGCACCAAGATGATCGAGAACATCCGCGACTATGGCGCAAAGAAAGGCGCTGGTTACGAGTTCATCGATGCGCTCAACAAAGTCTATTACGGCACTGGCGCGACCGACACCACAAGCCCGAAGCAAAACGGCGTATGCACCGGCTACGTAGCCGTCGCCTAATTCAAACGTTTAGGAGAATCTAGAAATGGCGGGCGAAACTACCACCGTTGCAGCTTCTGCTGCGCGGAACTACTACGACAACCCTGGTGCTGGCACCTTCGTTGTTCCATTCAACTTAACTTTTCTTTCAACTGACAACGAAACAGCTGACGTCATGGAGGCGGGCTATCTGCCGCCCAATGTGCGCATGGTTGGCGTAACCTGGGCACCGACTGACATGGATACGAACGGCTCTCCGGCCGTCGTGCACAAAGTCACGGTCGGTTCCACCGATATCGTCACTGGACTCACGGGTGCGCAAACTGGCACTTCGAGTTATACCGCGGTGACGAATGCGGCGGCGGTACTGGCACCGGCCACCACGCCGACAAAGGTGACGGTCACTTCGTCCACTGCAGCCGCTACGGGTGCTGCGGGAACCGCAGTGCTCTTCATCCACTGTCAGAAGGCCTAAAGGACCTGGAGCGGGGACTTATTACCCGCTCCTTTCCGCTATGACACTTACTTTGCTCTATCGAAAAACCCTGGAGAACCTGCGGCGCGTGAGCGCAGGCGACCCTGCCGACGCGGACGACACAACGCTCGTCGCGGACAAGTACGTCGAACTCTACGACATGCTGGCAGGCGAAAGCCTGACGGCGTGGGCCGTGGATGCCGATGTGCCTGACTATGCTGCAGCACCGCTGACAGAGATGCTCTCGTGCTTGTGCGCGGGATCATTTGGTCAAGACCCAACCGCGTATGCAGTACGTGGGGCACTGGGGTTATCCCCGCCTTCGTGGGCGGAGCGCATGCTTCGGCGGCAACTGGCACGGACTTATATTTCAAACACAGTCCAAGCGGACTATTTCTAGAGCATGCGTCTCGCATTCGGAACTCAAGCTTACAAGCTGCGCACGCTGCCGCTGTCTGCACAGGATCTGATCAACTATCACGTCGTTCCAGCGCCTCCTGCGGCAGATACTTTTGCTGCGGTCGTTCCGGACTACGGCATTCTCGAGCTTGTACGGATTGGCACCGGATTTTTCCGCGGTGGCGAAGTCATCAACGGCGTACCGTATGTGGTCGTCGGCCAGACGCTCTATCGCATCACCGTAAAGTTTGTGGCTGAAGCCCTCGGCACGATCCCCGGCGATAAGTTCGTGGACATCGTGGGCGATGAGACGCATGTTGTGCTGCTCGCCTCCGGTCGCGGGTTTGTCTATGACAACACCGGCATCAACGAGATCACCGCCGAAGGCTTCCCGAAGGGCGCGACGTGGCTTGAAGAAGTCGCAGGCTACTACCTCGCAGGATTCCCAGATTCTGAAGAATTCGCGCTGTCGAACAACCGTGCGCCACTTGAGTGGGACAGCCTGGACTTTGCCTCGGCCGAGCAGTACCCGGATGATGTGATCCGCGGCAAGCGATTGCTCGGTGAAGTCGTAATGTTTGGGCGTGAATCCTACGAAATCTTCTACGACTCGGGCAACGCAGATTTTCCTTTCACGCGCGAGCCCAACGGCTTCGGTGAAATCGGCCTCATCTCACGCTACGCCGTCGTTTCCTCCGACTCCAGTCTCTTTTTCGTCGGTCACGATGGGGTCATCTACCGCCTTAATGGCTACAAAGCGATCCGCATCTCAACCGATGCGATTGAGCAGGCTATTGAGGATGCGGCGGACAAGACCTGCTTCATGCTCAGCTGGAATGAAGGCGGGAGCAAGTTCATCTCGGTCAGCTTCGATGATAAGACCTTCGCGTTCAACATTGCCACGCAGTTGTGGAATCGCAAGCAATCCTATGGCCTGAACCGCTGGCGACCGCTGTTCATCCTGCGCGCCTACGACCAGTGGCTCACAGGGGATTTCTACTCAAATATTCTCGGCGCGCTTGATGCGAACACGTTCACTGAGTTCGGAAACGTCCTGCGTGGGGTCATCGTCTCCCCGCCGGTGACGAAAGATAATCAGATCGTTGCGCACGACCGACTGGAACTGCTCTTTGAGCAGGGGGTTGGCTTACAGGAAGGCCAGGGATTTGATCCACAAGTCATGCTGCGCTTCTCGGACACCGCCGGCCGCAAGTGGTCCGGTGAGAAGTGGCGGCCCATCGGCAAGGTTGGTGAATACCTGCGCCGGGCGCTGTGGAACCGGCTGGGTTCAGCCCGACACCGCATCTACGAACTCACGATCTCCGACCCTGTGCCGCGCACGCTGGTGCTCGCGCTCACCGATGTCGTGATCATCGGCAACTAGATGCCGATTCGACCGCCGAAAGAGCCGCCGAAGGACTCCGCGGAGTGGGCGCGTTGGGCGCGTCAGGTCGCCGTCGAACCCGACGATGGCACGGTCGGCACGCAGAAGATCCAGGACCAGGCCGTCACGAATGCGAAGTTGCGCTTCTCCGCTGGCGCCTCCGTTGTGGGGCGCTCTGCCAGCTCTGGCGGCGCTCTCGCTGACATCGTGGCGAGTAATGGCGAGGTGCTGATCGGCCGCTCTGGCGGGCTCGTATTCGATTTTATTGGGGATGCCGATCTGCCCACGAGTATCGCGCGCGATTCGGAAGTTTCCGCAGGCAATGCGGCAACGCTCGCGGCGGCCAATGTTGTGTCGGCCGGCGCCCTCGCCGCGCACGTCGCAGACCCCGACCCGCATCCGCAGTACCTGACGGCCGCCGAAGGCAACGCCGCCTACGCCGCGCTCGAATCAACCGGCACGTACACTGGGGCATATACCGGGACAGCGACGAATCCAGCACCCGTTTTGCGCTGGTCAAAAGTTGGCAAACTGGTGGCGCTCTATGTGCCTCAAAGCTCTGCGACATCGAATGCGACCGGATTTACGATTACTGGGGCGCCGGCCGCCATCCGTCCCGCTCGCACGCAGGTGCTCCAGGCGATCGTGCGCGACAACAATGTGGTGTCAGCGGGGCTTGCCTCGATGGATACAAGCGGCGTACTCACTTTGGGGTTAACGCTCACGGCCGGAAACTTCACGGCGACCGGCGTGAAAGGTTTGGAATTGCAAACGCTCACGTATTCGCTCGACTAATCGCATGAACGCGCTTGCGAGAACGCTCGCTCAAAAGGTTGAAACACTGGAGAAACGCATGTTGCAGGAGCCTCAAGTTGAGATTCCGCTTATGCACCGCTTCGCGCCCGGCGTCTACATGCGCCAGGTGTTCATGCCAGCAGGGACTGTCGTACTCGGTCACTGTCACAAGACAGAGCATTTCAATATGGTTCTGACAGGACGCGCAACCGTGATGATTGACGGGCAGATCGAGGACATCGTAGCTCCGGCTGTTTTTAAGTCTGGCGCTGGTGTCCGTAAGGCGCTCTACATTCACGAAGATATGGTGTGGATAACGATCCACCCAACGAATGAAACAGATCTCGAAAAATTGAAAGATGAACTTGTTGATAAGAGCTCTGCGTTTATTGACTACGAACAAGAGATGAAACAGTTGACCGAAGCCATGCAAAAAGTTATTGAACCGCAAAAGGAACCTTCATGACCTGGGTTGCAACGGCTGTCATTGGCGGTGCTGTCATCGGCGCGGGCGCGTCCATCTATGCAGGTGGAAAGGCAGCGAGCGCTTCAAAGAGCGCCACGCAATCAACGGTTGGCGAGCAGCAGCGCGAATACGACCAGACGCGCGCCGATCAGGCGCCATATCGTCAGATTGGTGTCGCAGCCCTCGGCGACATCAACAAACTCTATGGGCGGACCGCGAATGCTGACGGCTCCCTCACGAGTGGCGGCGCGCCGGATATGTCCGGGTTCTTCCAGTCGCCCGACTATCAATTCAATCTCGACCAGGGCCAACAAGCCATTGATCGCTCCGCAGCCGCGCGCGGCGGGCTGCTCTCAGGTGCCGCAGTCAAATCTGGGCAGCGCTTCGCTTCCGGCCTTGCCTCGCAGCAGTTCGGCGACTTCTATAACCGCCTCGCAGGACAGGCTGGCATTGGACAGACAGGCGTCCAGGCGACGACCGCAGCAGGTACCAATGCGGCGAATCAGATCTCAGGCGCCTATCAGCAGAACGGGGTCAATCAAGGAAACTCGGCTTATCTGACGGCAGGCGGAATTAATCAGTCCGTTCAGGGCGGGTTATCAAACTATATGCTCAGTAAATATCTCGGCAGCCCGCCGCCAGCAACGACTGGCTATAATGGCAACTATGGCGCGGTGCAGTGGTAATGGACCCGTCAATATTCGCTC